CAGGTGGTGGCAGTTGATAGTTTTGCTCATCTACACGAGCTGCTTGTGCTAAAATTTGTAGTTTGTTGCCAATCAATACTGTCTGATAGCCATAAGGTGTAATGTACTGACGTGTGCCCAATAATAAATCATTGTTGCGAATAGCGTTGACCATATCACCTGATCCGTCAAATACTGATGCAATAATTTGTTCAACAACACCTAACTTCTTGACCTTGGCAGGCAAGCTCAACCATACAGGAAGTGTAAATTTAATAGTTGCGATGTCAATGGGATCTTCTGTTCCAATAGGAATTTGACGTGAACTAAAACCAGTTGAGACCAATTCAACCATTGACAAACTGGTCCAATCCAAAAAGTTATCTGTTGACTGTATTTCTAACGCAGGATTGAACAAGGGCAGGATCTGTTCTAATATTTGAAACTTTTGATTGGTGTTTGACGTCCAAATATCTAAATTAATAGATAATTTGTAAGGCGCAGGCATATAACGATCGATAGTAAAGGCATTGCCTTGTGTTTGTTCATAGGTACCGGTGTTCTCATCATAGGTGCGTTGGCGCACATTAACAGTACTGACAAAGTTAGGATTCTGCATCCGTGGGCGATCAAAGTCCAGGCCAGTGATATAAAATGTCATGATTGGAGTAGCCGGCATATTGTTGGCTGAATTTTCTTGCAGTATTGTCTGTGCTTGCCGCGAAGCATCACCATAGCGTACAGGCACACGATATAGTGTATCGCCTGACCCTGCTACACCTGATTCATTGCGTCCAAACTCAACACTGAATCCTGAAAACATACGGGCAAACTGTATTAGATAGCGGCGTATTTGTTGGTCGTAAAAGAATTGCTGTGCCATGGTTATCTTCCTGGAGGTCTTGGTTTGGGTGGTTTGTTACCGCCGTCATTGCCATTGTCTGCCAAAGGTTTGAGCAACTGGCTAAGACTTTGACGACTTGGAATATTACCTTGGTCACTGGTACCAACTGTGTATGGATTATTAACAAACGAACTGCGCTGTGTAAGATTATCCAAGCCCCAATCCAGCGGTGTGTGCAAATCATCTTGTACTTTGACCCACATGGTGCCACTGAATCTAAATAAACGATTTGGAAAGTAGTCTAAACGTAGGCAGTAGTCGCCTGTGACTGGATTATGAGGAAATGATACGCCCGGAGTAACTGGCAAACCATTTGGTGGTAGCGGACCACCTTGTAAATAACCTATGGCATAGCCATAATTTTCAGGCGATGTTCCTTCGCCTGGCTGTGTACCATCTGCTGTGACTGATGAATCACCAGCAAACAAGCCGCGGCCACCTGGTTGCTCGTCAGGGTTGGTAGGCAAAATATAAAATGACACATCGTCATATCCACTGGTTGGAACATCTGCGTTGGCCTGAATAACCAATGCGTCATTGATAGCAAGGTCTTTGTTCTTGGTAGACATGGCGTCACCAATGGTAGTAGGATTAGCGACCAATGCCCAGTAGTTGGGATCTAAAGAATCTGTTCCAGCAGGAACATTTTTGGTTGCTGTATAATATTGATCACCAACTAAAACTGTATCACCAGCTGGATAAAAATTACCTGGATCCCAGATATTGTCTGGCATGAATGCCTGCCCAGTAATTTGTGCATACTCTTGAGCATTGACCATAGGTGTTGCCTTGACCCGCCACAAGTGAGGCAACCAAGTTTGACTGAATCCTTCAGCGGCATAAGCAGCATCTTGAATAACATAAAATTTAGGTAGGGCACGAGCCACATTGCCTAAAGGAAAGTAATCTTTCAAGTTGGGTAGTTCTAACACGTCGCCTGACATTAGTTTACGCCCCATGGTGTCAATCATATTATTGTAATGAAATGTAATGAATAGTGTATCATTGTTCAAAAACAAGCCAAACTGTGTTAGATTAAAATCAATATCTGATTGTGTATAGGCTCCGCGCATCTGATAAATGTTGGTATCGTAAGCACGGTCGCGGTTTTCTAACAGCAGCAAGTCTTCAATGAACAGGGGATTTTCATGACTATAGTTAGGTAGAGTGGCATCACCATTTCCTGGTGCGGCTTTGGGATCTACAATAGGGCCAAGATATTTGTGAATATACATATCTACGCCGCCAACCGTGTACATTTCGTAGATAACTTTATCTAAGTACTGGTAATCGTTAGTGCGGTTTGGCCGCCATAGGCTTAATCTTGGCATAGTACACTATTTATCGCTTAAAAGGTTGACCAAAAATACCAAAAAGCTATATAATACTAGTATGGATAGTATTTTAGACCGTTTAAATTGCTTGGAAACACAGATAGCCACCGTAAAAAATAAGGTGGCTTATCGTGATTTGCGGGCCATGCTTAAACCTATAGATCGTACTATTACAGAAATGAGCAAAGAGGATGTAGAGTGTCGCCGTATGAAAAAGACCACTACCCGTTATAGAGAATTAGAAACGCAGGCAAATGAATTACTATCCAATTTAGAGCAAATGGTTACCTTTGCCGCTCTTATCAGTTGACATCCACTAACTTATCATATACACTACAGACTATGGCTAAAAACGAAAACACAATTAAAAGACTGAACCCTAAAGGTGCCGAGACCAAATATGTTGGTTTTGAACCAGAGTGGCATATTCAACCTGATGAAACTAATCGTTTGTCAGCGTTCGCCAATGCCTTCCAATGGTATAATTATCATTACGGTAAAAAAGAAGCCAAGGAAATGATTTGCCATTACTTAGAACACAATGGTCGTTCTAAAGACGCCAAGACCATGCGTGGCATTCCTGACAGTCAAATTCGTGTTACTCCAGCCTGGGTATGTCGTATGACATTGATTGGTCTGGTACTTAACGAGCATGAACAGTGCATTGTTGATGAACAAATTTCAGCCATGCTTAAAATCAAACAAGAAAAGAAACGAGCACAGGAGGACGTTGACGCAGACGCCGCTGTAGCAAAATTAACTATTCAAGACCATCTTCGCGAAAAAGCTTCAGAGTGCGCAGGCGAACTTGAAGGTATGTTTGATGATTTTATTCAGGCCGGCGCCAAAATGTCAGCAGACTTCAAACCTATTGCCTTGATCCGCGGTATGAATATTAGCCCACAGATGATTCCTAATATTACTGCTGTATGGAATTTACGACTACAAGAATTTAACGAAGTATTAGAAGCCAATGACGAGCAACTGGTTGAGGGATACTCGCACCTGTCAAAAATACAACTTCGTAATTGTGTAAAATTCTGTGAAACTGTTATTGGCGATTGCGGATCTTATATTTCTATTAAGAAAACAGAACGCAAGCCTAGAGCTAAAAAAGTAATCAGCCCAGAAAAACAAGCCAGCAAATTTAAATATTTGCGGGCATTTGATGAATTAAAACTCAAATCAGATCCAGCGGCAAAACTTGTAAATGCCAGCGAGGCCTGGTTATATGATACAGTCAAACGCAAACTGATCCACGTAGTAGCAGACTCACATCTGGGCACATTTACCGTTAAAGGATCTGCTGTTATTGCGTTTGATGCGGCACAAACTGTACAAAAAACTCTACGCAAACCAGCTGAACAAATTAAAGCAGTCATGTCAGGCGGCAAGCCTGCTATGCGTAAAGAATTTGGCGCCATCAAGGCCACTGAAACCAAGTGGAACGGTCGCGGAAACGAAAATCTAATCATTCTCAAGGCCTGGTAAATATTGGGTGACTCAGAAAAAATCATTTGATCGAGTCGAGTTCTACATAACCAATGTTTGCAATTTAACTTGCGACAACTGTAATAGATTTAACAACTACCGATTTAAAGGCTTCCAAGCGTGGGCAGACTACAAAGATACCTACGCCGAGTGGTCCAAGCTAGTTGATTTTAAAAGAATTACATTACTCGGCGGCGAAACTCTCCTCAACCCTACTATCAAGGAATGGATCACGGGCCTACATCAGTTATGGCCTGATGCTCTAATTGAGGTGCTTACCAATGGCTATAGATTAAATGACGTTGCTGACCTGTATGCTACCTTGCGTACTACCCAGACCAAAACGAATATGACATTTATTTCGTTAAGTATTCACAATACCAATGACGAGCAACAGTTATTTGCTGAGATTGATCGATTTCTTATCAAACCTGTAAAAAAAATTCCAGACGAAAACAGGAAAAATAGCTACAGGTTAGTGGATACAAACTACATTACTGTCTATGTCATGTATGAAAATGAATTCACTCCGGCCGCAATACAAGTTAAAAATAATCGGTTTACACTACACAACAGCGACCCAATCAAGGCTCACCAAGCCTGCCCTATAGCACAAACCAAATCCTATCATTTTATTCGAGGTAAAATGTACAAGTGCGGACCGGTGGCACTATTTCCAGAATTTGACCAGCAAAATACCCTAGACATTACCGCAGAAGATCGCGAGCTGCTTAACTCTTATCAACCGCTGACCATGCAAAATTACAAAGAATATGCCGACGAGTTTTTTGCCCAATTAGATAATCCCATTGATCAATGTAAATTTTGCTCCAGCAGTTATGAAACTAAAAAAATCTGGCCCGTACTCAAAGGTAAAAAGAGCTAAATACCAGTAAGGAAATCAACAATGGCCATTGAAAATCAAACTACACTAGCTACACTCAAACAAGATTTAATCGAATACGTCCGCTTGCAGTTAGCTGATGAAATCGTTGATCTTGAGCTAGACGCCAGTCATTACGAATCAGCTTATCGCAACACCATTGGCACTTATCGCCAACGTGCTCAAAACGCCTACGAAGAATCTTATACTTTTATGGAGTTAGTGGCCAACGTAAACATTTATGATTTACCTGAAGAAGTTATTACGGTTCGTCAAATTTTCCGTCGTACTTTTGGCGATAGCACAGGACCTTACGCATCAAACTTTGACCCGTTTAGCCAAGCATCGCTGAACGTTTATCTAATGAACTTTAACGTAGCCGGTGGCTTGTCAACTTTTGACTTTTACTCACAGTATGTCAAGTTGGCTGGACGTATGTTTGGCGCCTATATGAATTTTACTTGGAACCAAGTTACCAAAAAATTACAACTGATCCGCGATCCAAAAGGCACAGGCGAAGAAGTATTGTTATGGACCTACAACCTAAAACCAGAAGTAAATTTGCTGTCAGATTTCCAAATCCGTCAGTGGATTCGTAACTATATGTACGCCAACTGCAAAGTGATCATAGGCGAAGCACGTGAAAAATTTGCTTCTATTACTGGCCCAACTGGCGGTACTAGCCTAAATGGTACTGCCATGAAAGCCGAAGGCCTGGCTTTGATGGAAAAAGGTATCGAAGACCTAAAGAACTATGTAGATGGTTCACAACCATTGACCTGGGTAATTGGTTAAATTTTAACCAAAATCTGTTGTAAAATTTCAAAATATCTGCTATAATCATAGCATGAGTTCACACCTAATGATTGACATTGAAGGCCTTGCCACCGGCCCTGACGCCACTATCCTGACCATAGCGGCACAGAGCTTTGACCCTTTTGGTACAGGCTATGCGGATCGTCAATATTATGCTCGCATTACTCTTGAGAGCCAAGAAAATCGTGCCATTGAGGATCACACTATAGAGTGGTGGGCCACTCAAGGCGCCGCAATGGATGAAGCATTTATGGAAGAAGGTCGTATACCTTTAGATCAGGCCTTGGACAGTCTGTATAAAATTGCTTGGCAACATGATATAATCTGGGCCAACGGTCCTACTTACGATATGAACATCTTAGAACACGCATACAAAAGCTATGGTAAAAGCCTACCTTGGCGTTATTATAAAATACGCGATGCTCGTACTATCTATTCACTTTATCCTGAT